CTATGGCATAATGTAGAGAACCTAAGAGAGTATGCTTAATGGATTGGAAAGACCCAGAGCAGGTACGTGAGTATAGACGTGCGTATAAACGTGTGTACTACCAAAAGAATAAAGAAAAAATTAATGAGTATAGAAGGAAGTACTACCAAAAGAATAAAGAAAAATTTAGAGAGGTTACCAAAAAGAATAAAGAAAAATTCAGTGAGTATTACAAAGAGTACTACCAAAACAGTAAAGAAAAAAGGACTGAGTATAACAAAAATAATAAAGATAAAATAAAAGAACGAAAAAAAAAGTGGAAAGAAAATAATCCTGCCTTATTATTACAACACGTGGCAAATCGTAGGGCTAGAAAAAAACGTGCCATACCTGCTTGGTTAAGGAGCTGTCCTGTTGAGAAGAGAAGAGTATATACAGTCTATCTACTCAGTCGTCTGTTAGCCAAGGCAGATGGTATTGAGAGACACGTTGATCACATGTGGCCTCTGTCAGATGGTGGGCCACACTGGTCAGGTAATCTACAGGTACTAACGAAGGAAGAGAACTTAGAGAAGGGTGCATACTCTTGCCCTAAACTAAAGAAACAAATGAAACTTAACTTAAAGGAAGCGAAGGTGTTGTATGCTAAAGCTGCCTAGATATGTGCAGAAACGAGACACTGGTGAGTACAGGTTTAACCCACCTCAAAACCTAGTTGATGCAGGTGTAGTGACCAGAAAAACCTTTGGCACTGACCTGCAACAGGTACGTAGACTTGTTCGCAAAGACAATGAAGCCATTGATAACTGGCGTGACATACAGTCACAGGTGTTAGTGATCACAGATCGTAGCACCTTCAATGATCTAGTGGACTACTACTATATGTCTAATGATTTCAATATGTTACGTGATACAACTAAGGTGGATTACAAATACTTCTTGGGTGTAGTGTGTGACAAATTTAACACAGTTAAATATAAAAACATAAGTACTAAGGTTGCCAAGGGTGCATATGAGGAATGGGTCAAGCGTGGTGTGAGCTTTGCAAATCATACAGCTACCTGTGCCTCACGTGTATTCAACTATGCTATTGAGATGGAACACGCTATCTTAAATCCCTTTAGTAATATAAAACGTAAGGCATCTAAGAAGAGAACAGTTGTCTGGGCAACAGAGGATGTGGTTAACTTCCTTGATGTAGCCTATGCTAACTTTGATACTAGAAACATTGGACTAATTATACAGATGGCATACGAGTGGTGTCAAAGATTGGGTGACATGCGTACCCTTGAGTGGACAGATATTGACTGGGATACAGGGGTACTACACCTTGAACAAAGCAAGCGTAGAGCAGAGGTATTCCTACCTATATCAGAGGACTTGATGGGCATGTTGCAAGATCAGCGTGTAGACTTTGGCTTTCAAAGGTACGTAGCACCTCATCCTAGCCCCATACAGGGGTCATACCACCCTTATACCTTAGAGCGTCTATCTAAGAATGGAAGGGCTATCATGCGTAAGGCTAAGCTGTCTGACACACTACGTCTAATGGACTTGAGAAGGACAGGTGTGACACAAATGGTGGATGCAGGTGTCTCGTTGCCACAAGTAATGTCAGTGACTGGGCATACACATGTGTCTTCTGTGCAACCATACATGAAGCATACATATGCTAGTGCAAATTCTGCCTTGACACAAAGATCAGATAGCTTACAATCAACAACAGGTTGCAACAACGAAAGTGATACATATGAATATAAATAATATTATAAATGATCTATCACTTGTAAATGGTGAAACAAAAAGGATGACTTGTCCTTCATGTAAGGGATACAATACCTTTACTGTAACTAATAATATGGGATCAGTCCTATGGAATTGTTACAAGGCAAGTTGTGAGTACTCAGGTGGTACTCGTGTTCACTTGACGAGTGATGACATACGTAAGTCTATCAGTAAGGTAGCTGAAGAAACAAAAGAGATACCATTCACTAAGCCTGAGTGGTTAGTAAAAGATAACGCAGCAATAGATGTGTTCTGTAAGCAATGGGATATAGACCCAGATGAACTAGGTCTGTTGTATGACGTAAAGGAAAGCCGTGTCGTGTTTCCTGTGGTCAAGTCGAGTGTGATGGTAGATGCTAGTGGCAGAAGTATCACACACAGGCTACCAAAATGGAAACGATATGGTAAGAGTGACTTGCCCTACTCATATGGGTATGGTAAGGTCGCTGTAGTTGTTGAGGACTGCATAAGTGCTGCGATTGTAGGTAGTGATGTATATGTTGGGGTCGCTGTGTTGGGTACGTCATTATCAGAAGCACACAAGAGGTTCTTATCGCAGTTCTCAACAGCCATTGTAGCACTAGACCCTGACGCACTACCTAAGACACTACAATTTACTAAAGAACTAAGAGGTCACGTTCATTCAGTTCGTGCCTTACGATTAACAGATGATTTGAAATACCGTAATCCTAACGACATTCAAAACCTTACAGCATTAGGAGAATAACACATGGAACTATCATTAGTACGTAGCCTTATGGACAGAGGTTTCTACGACGATCATAGAGGGGCGCGTTGCCCAGATCGTTTGTTCAGTAAAGACGTACGTAAGATCAAGGCATCAATAGACCTAGCGATGGAGAGATACGAACGTACTGTTACACCTGCTGAGATTGAGGCATTGTTTATGTCCAGTAATGCACAGCTTACTACAGCACAGAAGCAAGCATACTCAGCCTTGTTTAATCAGATAAAGAAAGAGTCACCTATGGGTAGTGACGTAGCACAAGAGGTGTTGTCTAAGTTGTTTCAACAAGTAGTTGGAGAAGACATAGCTAACATTGGCTTTGACTATGTCAATGGTACAAAGACTACACTTGAGCCACTACGTAATATACTTGAGCAGTATGGTGATGACTTCACACCTGACTTACACATTGAGTGGGATGACATGGACATAGAGACATTGCTTTCAAAGAATGATCTTGAAGCACGTTGGGTGTTCAACATACCTACACTCACACGTAAGATAGAAGGTGTGAATGAAGGACACCTGATTGAGGTAGGTGCTAGACCTAACACAGGTAAGACATCCTTCCATGCTAGTTTAGTTGCAGGGCCAAATGGTTTTGCACAGCAGGGTGCTAAGTGTATTGTCTTGTGTAACGAAGAAGGATCACATCGTGTTGGTGCTAGATACTTAACAGCAGCTACAGGTATGACCATGCAAGAGATAAAGTCTAACCCTAGTAAGGCACGTGATGTGTACTCCAAGATCAGTAGTAACATAAAGATCAAGGACTCTACCAGTAGAGATATGTCATGGGTTGAGAGCGTATGTAAATCTTACAAGCCTGATGTAGTTATACTAGACATGGGTGATAAGTTTGCTAGGACACAAGGCTTTGCCAGAGCAGATGAAGCACTCAAGGCTAATGCCATACATGCACGACAGATAGCCAAGCAACATGGATGTGCTATCTTTTATATGTCACAGCTATCTGCTGATGCAGAGAATAAAGTTGTACTAAACCAAGCTATGATGGAAGGGTCACGTACAGGTAAGGCTGCTGAAGCTGACCTCATGTTACTCATAGCAAAGAATCCACCTGTCGAAGGGCAGGATGAAGAGGATACGCAGCGTCACCTTAATGTAGTTAAGAACAAACTATCAGGGTGGCATGGTATAGTTCATTGTGAACTCAACTACAAGACAGCTAGATATGAAGTTTAGTTGTTTAATTTTAATTAATATAAGGAGATATAAATGTTAGATGTAACACAAAACGAAATCAATCCTAGAACAGGTAAAAAGTATTGGTATAAAGACAACCCAGATACTAAACGTGAGTATAATAAAACTCAGATGTTTGTGGATGGTAAATATATATCAAGACATCACCCACTATATAAAGCAGGAAGGTATGAATCATTTAATGATGCTGCGTTCTCGTCCTTAAAAAACTACGAAGATACTACAGAGGGTGAGGTGTATGTAATTACAAACCCTGCGTTTCCTGACTGGGTTAAGATAGGTATGGCTGTTGACTCTGAAGATAGACTGAAGGGATATCAAACAGGTGATCCTTATAGAAGCTACAAGCTAGAGTTTAGTAAAGGCTTTGATGATAGAAGAAAGGCAGAATCAAAAGCACATACACTTGCTAAGAAATCTTTTATAAAATCAGGTGAGTGGTTTAAAATGTCTACACAAGACGCAATCAATGTGATAGAAGGAATAAAATGAGACATGTAACAGTACTAGATGTGGAGAACACAACTCTTAAACGTAATGGTAAGCTTATGCTTGACCCATTCGAGGCAGAGAACTCCCTTACTATGGTAGGTATGTTATGCCAAGGGCCATCAGGCTCTGAGCAAAAGATAGTTACCTTTGACCACAGTGAGCAGCAACCTAGCACTGAGGGTGGTCGTATTGTCCAGAGTATTCTGGATGATACACACCTCTTGGTGATGCACAATGCAGCCCATGACCTTATATGGATATGGGAATCAGGCTTCACGTATACTGGTGAGGTGTTCGATACTATGCTTGGTGCTTACATACTACAACGTGGACAGAAAGAACCTCTTAGCCTTGGGTACTTGGCTGAGAGATATGACTGTGACACACAGAAGATGGGTACACTAAAGGACTACTTCAACAAAGGGTATACAACCAGAGAAATACCACACGATGAGTTGTCTGAGTACCTGTCTGCTGACCTTCGTTCTACGATGGACCTGTTCAATAAGCTAGAGGCTAAGCTTACTGGAGAAGACGCAGGTCTAATGGAGACAGTCAAGCTAAGTAATAGAATAGCTGATTGTCTCACACGTATATATCAACGTGGTTTCAAGGTAGACTTGGATGTGCTAGAAGAAGTACGCAAGGAGTTTGAGACAGAGAAGAATGAGTTACTATCTGTGCTTGAAGGACAAGTGCAACATCTTATGGGTGACAGACCTATCAATCTTAATAGTCCAGAGCAATTGTCTTGGATTATATTCAGTCGTAAACCACATGATAAACCTATGTGGGCTAATGCGTTTGACCCACGTGCTACAGATCAGGAGTTTAGATCTACTATAAAGAACAACTCATCTATGTTGTACAAGCAGAAGGCAAAGCAATGCTCCTCTTGTAGAGGGTCAGGTCAGATACGTAAGACTAAGAAGAATGGTACACCATTTGTTAAGACAACTAAGTGTTTAGACTGTGGTGCTATAGGCTATAGGTTTACTGACACCACGAGTGTAGCAGGTCTAAAGTTTGCAGCACCTAACCCTGATTGGATTAGTGCCAATGGGTTTCGTACAGGTAAGGATAATCTAGTCAGGCTAGAGACAGTAGCTAGAGACAAAGGACATAGTGACACTGTACTATTCTTACAAAGGATACGAAGACTATCTGCATTGGACACATACCTGTCTAGTTTTGTTGAGGGTATAACTACCTACACTAAGGCTGATGGTATGCTACATGTTAAGCTGCGTCAGAGTACCACAGCTACAGGTAGGCTATCTAGTACAGAACCTAACATGCAGAACATGCCACGTGGTGGTACATTCCCAGTAAAGAAAGTGTTTGTATCACGATGGGATGGTGGGCAGATCATGGAAGCTGACTTTGCACAGCTAGAGTTTAGGGTCGCTGCATTCCTCAGTCAGGATGAGGTAGCTATACAAGAAGTGTCAACAGGATTTGATGTACATAGTTATACAGCTAAAGTTATCAGTGATGCAGGACAGAAGATCTCACGTCAAGAAGCAAAGGCACATACGTTTGCTCCCTTGTATGGTGCAAGTGGGTTTGGTAGAACGAGAGCTGAAGCTGCTTACTATGCACAGTTCACTCAGAAGTACTCAGGTATAGCACGTTGGCACAGAGAACTAGCACGAGAAGTATTGACTACAGGTAAGGTAACTATACCCTCTGGTAGAGAGTTTGCATTCCCAGATGTACAACGTAGACGTAATGGTGGTGTGACATTTTTCACACAGATAAAGAATTATCCTGTGCAATCGTTTGCCACTGCTGACATCGTACCTATATCTATGCTATACATAGACAAGCTTTTAGAGACAAACTCTATGCAAAGCTGTGTTGTTAATACTGTACATGATAGTATAGTAATTGACATACACCCAGACGAAACGGATAGAGTAATAAAGATAATAAAACTAACTAACGACAACCTCGTTAACATCTTTAATAAGAGGTGGAACATAGACTTTAATGTACCATTATTATTAGAAGCAAAGATAGGACCAAACTGGCTTGACACAAAAGATGTTGCGTGATATAACTAGAACCTTAACGTATAAAACAAAGGAGATTAATACATGGATAATCAAGTAATGAAAGTAGATACCAATGACTATGCATCAATGGCAAAGGCTATGGGCATGGCAATGGACACAAGCTCCAACAAGGAGAAGGCAGACGCACTGGCTCGTGTGCGTATTAACCACTCACCTATCATGGGTAGGTCAGAGGTTAATGGTAAAATGGTAAACGTAGAAGTTGTTAGTGGTGGTACATACAAACTGGACATCCCAGATGGACCAACATACTACTCTGATACGGCTACCATACGTCCTTACATGCAGAGGTTTATGCATAAGCGTTTCATAATGAAGACAGCAGACACACCTAACAGGTATGTAAAGACTATCATGGCAGACAATCTAAACATTGATCTGAAAGATAACGATGGTGGTTTCAATTGTGGTAAACCTGCAGGGTACATACCAGACTTCAAGTCTTTACCTGAGAAGATGCAGGATCTATTGAAACAGATCAAGCGTGTACGTGTACTGTTTGGTACTATAGAGTTAGACAATCCTGTGGATGAGACAGGTGCATCAGTTACTATAGGGGCTACACCATTCATATGGGAAGTTGAGAACAGAGATGCTTTCAAAACCTTTGGTACAAATGTGTTCAACAAGTTAGGTAAGATGAAACGCCTACCTATACAGCACAATGTCAAACTTACTACAGAGGAACGTAAGCTACCCAATGGTAACTGTTTCTATCTACCAACTGTGTCTCTTGATCTCACAAGCACACTTGACATGGATGATCTGGCACAGGAAACCTTTGCTAACTTCCTAGCATGGATCTCAAACTACAATGGTTACATTACCAATTCGTGGGATGAGAACATGCATAAGAAAGAAGAGGTTGATACAGAGACAGTAGATGACTTCATTAATATAGATGCAGAGGACTTTGCTTAATGAAAAAAGAGTCAGAGTCTGAACACTGGTACAATAAAACAGGAGAAGCTGCGTATACTATCGTAGGCTCCAATGGTAAGGAACGTAACACGAACTTACGAGATGCTAGGAAACATGGTTATGTACCATCTGTTACTACCATCCTTGGTGTTGCAGCTAAACCTGCTTTAGAGAACTGGAAAATAAATCAAGCTCTGAACTCTGCACTTACATTAAAGAAACAAGAGGATGAAACTACAGATCAATTCTTTTACAGGTGTAAAGAACACTCAAAGAGTACAGGCAAAGAGGCAGCAGAGATGGGTACAACCATCCACGCTATGATAGAACAAGGGTTTGCAGGTGGGGCAGAGACTAAGCCCTACCTAGCAATCAAGAAGTACTTAGATAAAACATTCCCTGATGAGACATGGACTGCAGAGGATTCATTCTGTGCTGACTTAGGGTATGGTGGTAAGATAGATCTACACTCTGATACAGGTATCTTTGTTGACTTTAAAACTAAAGACAACTTAGAAGCTAAGAAGAAGTCACCTTCTAGTTTAGTATTTCCTGAACATGGTATGCAACTATCAGCCTATGCTGAAGGGTGTAATGTAAAAGATCCTGAGAGGGTATCTATTTTTGTAGACAGAAAAGATACAGGATTAATTATACCTTGGCTGTGGAGTAAAGAGTCACATGCCAAACACATATCTATGTTCACTAGCCTACTGACATACTGGAAGTTGTTCAAGAACTATGATCCATCTAATGCGTAACGTCAAACAGTTTAAGGCTGCGTTAAAGTATGGGTATCGTAGTGGTCTGGAGATTAAGGTCTCTGATTACTTGAAGGAATTACAACAAGACTTTAGGTACGAATGTTTTAAAATAGAGTGGGAAGATCTGATGTATAGAACATATACGCCAGACTTTCTGCTACCTAATGGTATTATAATAGAAGTCAAAGGTCGCTTTGTACAAGCAGATAGGCGTAAACATATGGCTATACAAAAGCAACATCCAAACCTTGACATTAGGTTTGTATTTGAGAGCAGTAAAAGAAAACTAAATAAGGGTGCAAAGGGTACGTATGCAAGTTGGTGTGAAAAGAATAACTTCTT